CGCTTGATTGAAACAAGCCAACGTCCGAAGAAGATGCGTTCACGAGTTGTAACGAGAAGGGCTGGGCTTTCGCCCAGCCCCCTCGCCACCGACCGGCCTCCCAAACGGGTCAGTTCTCACCGCCAAGAACCTTGGTGATGAGGGCGCCACTCGAAGCCTGCAGCTGAGCGATGAAACCATCGATCACCTGCTTCTGCTCCGTAACCGTGTATCCCAGCGTCGGAACATCAAACACGATGTAACAAGACATCGAGTACTTGTTGTTCTGAGCCGAGACAAACGGGTCAGGAGAGATCTTCGAGTGGTCAATGCGGAAGAGATGACGGTTCCTCTTACCATACTGGTGAGAGGCCGTCTCCTTCACGAGACCATCGTTGGAGGTGAACACCCCAACGTTGTTCCCGCTCGACGTGCGCGGAAGCGACACGGCGACAGCATTGATAGTGACGGACTGAGGATCAGAAAGTGCCATGAGACAGTTCCTAGGTTGATGAGACTAGTCGGGCGACTAGTCTCTAGCGGATGGTGAAGTGGATCTTCGCTACAATCGGCTGATGCCGAGTGCAGCTGCGATCGAGAGTTGACGACTCGTCAACGAGCCTTTGTCAATCCCGAAACCAAAGGGTGTTGCGCGACGTCTCTTTTTGATCTCTGTGATCAGAGTCATAGAGAGAGGTCTGCCGCCAGGCCAACCATCGCATCGATAGTTGAAGGCGGTGTATGTATCTCTGATGGTAGTATGTTCCATCAGGTAACCATACCGCAACAACAGGCCGTCGCTGGCAAAACTGGAGAGATTATGCATATTATCTCCAATATTGCCAAACCAATCGGCGGCCCAGCTCCATGGCGTTAGGTTCCATAGGACTTCAGGTGTAACCTCAAGTCCTAGAAGCTGGCGAGCGAGGTATAACTTCTTCTGCCATGCTGATCTACTTTCGTAGTCAGACGGCAGATAGTAAGTAAACGCCCCGCTAAACCAGATCTTCCGAACGATTTCTCGTTCGAGAACCGTCTTCGCCCCAGGTAGAGCAACATAACCAATTGACGGTCGCTTCCCATCGCCAAGAAAGAATCCTTGAGCGTTGGGGTCAGTGACCGGATCAGTTATGGTGGTCTCCCTGATCGTGGGGAATGTGTACCCTCTCCGGACAAGTCGTCCGGAATCCCTCTCATATTGTTTCATGAGATCGTCCATATTAAGGATTGCAGAAGCAGTGTCCTTAATATCTGCGACGAACGGGAGCCAGCCAAACTGCACGTTGAGATACTCGTCACCAAGTGACTTGAACTCAAGATTTCGCGCAGCCCAGACGGTATGACCAAGAGCTTTGGGAATTCCTTCCCGAATAAGCTCAGCCATAGCGACTGAAAGGTTGGCAGGGGACTTCACGGGATCGCACCTAGCAATTGCGGTTGCACCTAGTGCATACAATTGCGCGTCGGAATATGATAAATCCGGCGGCCAGTACTTGGAAAACGGAGTTTTCCCACTGGTAGGTACTGCAGGACTAACCGGGTACAACGGACCGTAATAATCATATATACGGTCCGGCGTACTTCCCACACCGTGGTAATGGACCTGTGGGACGGGGCTTCCCTCGTCTCCACGGTCATCACGGTATCTACGGGAAATGGTGTAGAAATCACCACCGACGTCCTCACCCTTGAAACGTGAACGTTTCTTGAAAGGGTGCCCTTCCGACACAGTCATCTGTGTCCCGGCAATACGGACAACTCCAGTCTTATTATAGCCTGGAATAATGTTGCGATACGGATCACCCCGAAGGATGATCTGTCTCGTCCTCGTCTGAGGACCCGTAAAGTCGGCCACTAGAACTCCTCTGGTCAGTAGCTGGAGAAAACCAGCTGCTTGCACTGCACCGGGCAGGCCCTCGCGGGCC